GGGTTTGGAAATTGGAACAATTGGTCCAAAAATGCACTATTCCAATCACCCTTGTTTAGATCGATATAACCATTCTCAAAGCGACCCTGAAGGGCCCAAATGATTCGATCAGTCTTCTTCTTATTCCCGTGCGTCAGTTCCTCAACTCTAAAGAACTTCTGCCTACGTTTCTGAAGGTCCATTAGGGGAGACATTACGGCCTGCTTTGCAATGCCCTTCTCAATCCCTACCGATATTGGTTCATATTTAGCTACGGCATTGAAGATCTTATTTGCAGTCTCATTTAGATCCCAACGACCATGAATGATGTCTGCGACCCACCAACCATCTTCATTCACCTTTACTACTGCAATGGAGGTAGAGTCAAGATTCTTACTCTTACCCGTACTAATGGACTTTACATCTTCAAAACCTGCAAGGTCCACTGCAATATAATAATCACCGACGCTAGGTTCATCTTCAGACATCCTAATCCATTCTTCTTTGAATACCTCAGATCCCGTGGCTTCAAAGGATGCCATGAATTCCTGACGGAATGCAAAGGAAGACATGGACTTCTTGGCCACATCAATTTCCTCTGGGTCCAATAGAGGATTATCGTAGGACGTAAAGTGCCATGCCTTGTATGTTGGATCATCTTCTAGTTCTGCATACTTGTACAGCTCGTAGAAGTGATTACGACCCATTGGTGTGCCAATGAATAACGCATGACCCTTCTGGTCAGCTAGGGCAGGCCTTAGGATTTGTTCCCACACTGCTGGTTTAATGTCGGCATATTCGTCGAGTACGAGAAACTTCAACGATACGCCACGCATGGTCTCTGGTCTATCTCCACCTTTGAGGGAAATTGTGGCCCCATTGATGAGAGTAATTTGAAGATTGTTGATGTGACTAGACTTGATTACCGAATGACCCAACTCGAGGAGAGTTTGCCACATAATATCACGAGCCTGTCCTTGAGTCGGTGCAACGTAGAAGACATGTCCTCTATCGGTCTGAAGAGCGTTGATGATGAGTAACCAAGCAGCAAGCCTAGACTTACCAGTTCTGCGACCTGCAGCCACGATCTTAAATCGAGATGGATCATTAAATACCTCTTGTTGCCAAGGGAGAAGAGCTACGTTGAGATCAGTCAAAATTATTGCCTACATCAACAATCTCTGGCATGATCTCACTCTTCTTGCCCAAGTAAATACGTACAGTATTGCCCTTACCTGATAGCAATGCACCTGCTGCACGTCTGGCATAACTGTAGAGATCTGACCCTGAAGTGGTATTACTTTTGTTAAAATCGTAACGATCAACTAAGTAAACATTACCTTTCTTGTCTACTTCAATTTTACCACTACCGATGGTGAATGCAGCGATGGCAAAAGGATTATCCGCCACTTGCTCAAAGAAGTTACTGAAACCACCACGTGCTTTGCTACTATTAACAAAGTCTTTCATGGGTGTACCATCGGGTAAATTAGGGTAATCACCATAATCAATGTTGGTACGACCTGAAGCAAGTGCATTGCCTGCAACGAAACGTAGTGCTTCTACCAGTTTAGGATCATAATCTTTCTCAGTCTGAGGAAAGTCAGTTCCTGTCAGATTACTGGCAATACCTTTGGCAAGCTGCTTACCCGCATCGGAGGTAAGAACATCTGCTACATTGTTTACTGTATCGAATAAGCCCATTAGTTTACGATTTCCCCGTCTAGAATCTCTTCTTCTTCTGTATTCTCAGATCCAGAGATGTTCGCACTACCAACGCCCGTAATGTTGATCTGAATGGAATTCTTACCACTAGAGGCCAATACGTCCTTCTCGAACATACCGACGGGTAACATTCTATCTACGACAATCTTCCAAGCAGCGGCTTGGTTCTTATGATCATCGTCCAAAGCAGCATTGAGGATTGACTCTAGAACTTTGGCACTCTTGGGAGACGCCAACATTCTAGCCTTATATTCATTCATGATGGCAGCATCCCCTTTGGGGCGACCCATCACTCCTCGACCACCTCTCTTTTTAGACTGAAGATCAGTCTTTCGTGGTCGACCTATCTTTTTCTTTTCTACGACAATCTCTTTGTTGTCAGACATACATTCTCCATTTTAGTTACTAAGACACTACTTAAGTATTACTTAAGGGTGCTTAATGGTGTATGAGAGTAAAACTATAATGATTACTAAAAAGTAATACTCATTGGTGATTTAAGAGTACTTAAGATAGGTATATTATAGCATATTTTTAACCAAAAGTCAAGGTAATCCTTAAGTGACCCTATAGTGCCGCCCTTGGGTCCATTTGTCAACCCCTTTTGACAACTTTATTTTCACATTTGTAATCCTTAAGTATCCTTTTAGAATCAAAAGTGTATCATTATTACAACACTGTAGTACTTTTGTCACTTTTGTGTTGCTTTTGGGTTACTTTTGGGTTGCTTTTGGGTGCTTAAGGGTTGCCTAAGGGGCCATTTTACCCTAAATTGTATCTGGCAGGGTACATTTATATTCCTAAGGGCCCAAAAGCCCCTCCCGTCCCCTAGGCAACCCCACACCCCCAAGGAACCCATAGGCACACCAAGGAACCCATAGGCACCCATAGGCAGCACCAAGGCATCCATAGGCACCCATAGGCAGCACCAAGGCATCCATAGGCAGCACCAATGAATCCCCAAGGCACACCCAAGTGGGGTGCAAGGGGTGCTCGAGGGTGCATGGGTGTGCGTGAGAGTCGCATAGGGTGCCCTTAGGCACCACATAGGCACCACTTAGGAACCACATAGGCAACCCTTAGGCACCACATAGGCAACCCTTAGGCACCACATAGGCACCACCCAAGCAACCCATGCCGACAACCCTTAGGATATATCTCTTCGGAGATAGTTGACTATCAGCGAGAGGGTGCTATAGTGTGCCCATCGAACAACGACACGGGAGTACACCATGGAACGTTTCGACAGAGTAAAGAAAGCACGGGAACGCTTCGGCGAGACCAATGACTGCAGCGTGGTTGCAACGAGCATTGCAGCACGTGTACCTTACAATGTAGCACACGCAGCACTAAAGGCCCAAGGTCGGAACAATCGCAACGGGACTACGCCAGCCCGCATGCTGAAGGCACTCGAGGCCCTTGGGTGCGAATGGGAACAAGTGATGGAACCAAGGCAGGCAAACGGGAGTCGCTACACGATGAAGACCATCGGGCAAGCTTGCCGACGTGGTTTCTATATCGTGCTGGTCAATGGCCACGTGGCTGCAGTAGTCAATGGTCAAGTCGAGGATTGGACCAATGATAGACGCCACCACGTGCGGGCCTACTGGAAAGTGACAGTACCGAAGGGAAGTCGGAGTTGACAAGGGCCGAAAGGCCTGCTATAGTGACACCACACAAACACAAACGGGAGTTGATACCATGCAAACATTCACAATCAAACAAGCTGAAGCAATCGTTGGGGGTCTGTCCGAAACTAGCAAAATGCCCACCATGTCGATCAGTCTACCGGCCACGCTATGCAAGACTGGCCAAAAACTACGCAAGGTCGAGGGCAGTGTCTGCAGCAAGTGCTATGCATGCAAGGGTGCATACACGTGGAAATCTACTGTTAACGCATTGCAGCGACGTGTAGACGCTCTTGGGTCTTCGGATTGGGTGGATGCCATGGTGTCATTGATGGAACAAAAGAAACGCATTCGAGAGTCTGGCTTGTTCCGTTGGCATGATTCTGGGGATCTACAGAGTCTCGAGCACCTCCGCAGCATTGCCGACGTTGCTCGACGTACTCCGCAAATCAAGCACTGGATACCGACTAAAGAGAAAGGCATACTGCGGGAATTCCTGAAGCGTGACAAATTGCCGGATAATGTTGTCGTGCGTTTGTCGGGCGCAATGATCGACGGGCCAGCACCCAACGCTGAGCACACGAGCACTGTCACGTCGGACCCAAGCAAGGCAACCTGTAGAGCATTCGAGAATGACGGCCAGTGCGGAGAGTGCCGCAAGTGCTGGAACAAAGACGTACAGAACGTGGTTTATTTGCAACACTAAGGGGGACCTATGGCAATGACTGAACAACAAGCGAAGGCCTATCTCGGGAGGTATCCCGAAGAGGCCATTGACGAGGCCCTTCTGCATCATTGGCGCACTCGACGATACTACGGGCAACCCTTCAGCGAAGTATTGTCCGACTTCGAGGCCATGACGTGGAATGAACGCTTGCAATTCGTCGAGGATAATTTACAATGAAACAATTTCTGCGAGTAATGCGAACGCTTGTGGAGGCCATTGTGCTTGTATTTATGTTCGCAAGTGTCTGGGCCCTGACATTCATGCTTCAGGCCATTCTTTAGTCAATCCTTTGGAGTATTTCAACATGAACACAATTAAACGCATTCGCAAAGTAAAAAATCGCTACGGTGTTACCAATGGCCCCGTGTTTCTCGGGTTTCACTTTCGCAAGCTGTCGTGGTACGTACAGAAACCGGCACCACGTCGGCACTTGTGGTCCATTCACCACATTGAGGACAATCAAGGCCACGTCGAGGTCGAATAGCGAATGAATATATTCTACACGGACAGAAACCCAGACCGATGCGCTCGAGATCATTGTGACAAGCACGTTGTCAAAATGTTGATCGAGTATGCTCAACTTTTGAGCACTGCCCACCATTTACACGGAAGCGGCGACGTGTCACTGTACCGAGTGACGCACAAAAACCACCCTTCGGCCCTATGGGCCCGAGAGAATGCTCAGCACTACTATTGGCTGTATGCCCTCTGGGAGTCCCTGAGCGACGAGTACACTCGGAGGTATGGTAGGGTGCATCGGTCATGGGATCGCCTCTCTACGGCCCTCTCAGAGGCTCCTGAGGGCATTCCTAGTGGGGACTTCAGAGATCCACCACAATGCATGCCCGAGGAGTACAAAGGGCCCGATGCTGTCAAAGCTTATCGGGATTATGTTCGAGGGGGTAAATCGTTTGCGGTCTGGAAGCACTCCGCAGCCCCTATCTGGTACAACGCACGGGAGAATTCGTTATGAGTGATTACCCTGAAAACATTGGAGAGGATGAGGCCGAAGCTTATAGGGAGATGTTTGAGGAAGCTCGGGAGAGTGAGGATCATCAGCGACAATGGGAGGAAGAGATGTTTCGCAAGGAACGGAAGTCTGTTATAATCAACCCGACCGAGAACCATACCGTATCCGGTCAAACGTTCCACCCACAAGTTGACGGAGACCACAAATTATGACACGCACCGAAATGATGCAGGAGATTTGGGATTATGAGTCGAATCTAATGACCGTCCCAGAGCTCCAGAGATGGGCGGAGAGGGGTTTTAAGGATTACCTGTACACCCTATCCGACCTGAGACTGAAGAACCGCCACGAGGCCCTAGAGTGGCTCAGAGACCTACCTACCAAGGAGACAACCCCATGAGATGTCAGATCTGTGACAAAGCACTGAACGACTATGAAGCAACCCGCAAGGACGTTGTGACGGGAGAGTACCTAGACACTTGTTCGGAATGCCTATCCGCAATCAGAGAATCTTTGCAGGACTTCGAGGAAGACACACCCTACCGTTATGATGTTGGCCTAGATGATGAAATAGTGCTTGACAACAAAGACCAAACCTGATATAATCTAAGGTATACTTAAGGGCCCTAAGGGTTACTTAAGGATTACTTAAAGATAAACTAAACGACTAACTAAAGGATTATCCCTTATGGACACATTAGAATACTATGGTGTTACCGCAGTGCGCCTTGAGGTTGCTGGTAATGGTTTCATTCTACACTTCTGGGCCGCCACGGAGCCCGATGGTTATCGTGATGAAGTCAATCTAGTTTTTCCCACCATTGACCCTGCCTTAGAAGTACTCAAGAAACTTGTTGACAAACGATGATCGTTGTGCTATACTGTAAGGACAAGGTGAGCAATTCCTGCGAGCCTAAAACTTTGGAGATATACTTATGAAATTTTTCTATTCCACCCTTCTCACTCTTGCCGTAATCCCTGCAGCATTCGCTGACTACTATGGCAATCAAAACTCCGGCAACGGCTATGGCTACGGCTATGGCCAGACCGAGGCAACCTCTGCCGGCAACGCTGGCGCAACTGGTAAATTCAGCATGACCATCAACGCTGAAGGTAATGGCTACATGTCTGGTGCTGCCGATGGCAACGCAAGCACTCAGGGTGTGGTCGACGCAAAAGCAAACGAAACAGGAAAGTAATCTATGTCTGTAATCACTGGTAAAGTAGCATTCGCCAATCTGACCGAGCATGAATCATTCAATGGTCAGTCGACTGGCAAGTACTCAGTAGTTGTGACTCTCGATGAAGAACAAGCTGACAAGTTGGCGTCTGAGGGTGTAAAGCTCAAGACCTACAAGAATGAGACTCAACGCAAGTTTGCCACCAAGTTCGCTGACTTCCCCGTCATCGACAATGAGGGTGAACCGTTGTCCAAGAGCTCAGTGCGTTATGGTGACACCATTCGCATCAAGTATGGTCTTGGCAAGCCCCATCCGGTCCACGGCACTTCAGTGTATCTGAATGCAATCCGTGTGGTCGAGAAGGCTGCCGTTGAAAGCGTGGATGATGAGGAGTTCTAAATAGGTGGCTGCTGCTCCCCGTGTCCGAGTAATCGGTGGGAGTAGTAAGTATCTAGTATCCTGAGCATTTGATACAAAACTGCTC